CGAAATGAAGTTCTGCAGCATTTAACCCAATAACCTCCATTACTGTAAATGCATCGTTTGATCCAGAAAGATCAGTTTTGTACTCAACTCTTGCAGTGTTATCTGCATTTCTAATCACTAATGTTTTCATGTAAAAGATTTTTATATTAATATTGACCTTAATTGGCCAATAAAAATACTAAATCTCAGTAACATCAGCCCCAACTTGAACTTTGATTTTAGATTTTCGTTGGACTTTTCGTTCGTAATCTGTAGATGGAGTTGAGAATGATCGAGTAGACGGATCCCAATCATATCCTTCTGGCACATCTGCCAATGTACATCTACACCAAGGATGTAGAGGACCAATTACGGGAAGCCAATTGTCAACTTTCTTACCCACGTTGGTTCCGTTAGCTTGTAGAGTTGATAGCTTGAAGATTTTCGGTTGTGATCCAATTCCTGCCGTAAGAAAATGACTAATACAATGACGACAAGCGCCAGGATAGACGTCTTTATAGACCAGAGCATCTTTTCCTTTTTCTCGTTCAATACCTGCAGCGCGTCCTTGATCGAATGCACTGTGTAGTACATAATCACTTATACGACCAAAGTCACGTGACCAGTCTTCAGTCTTACGTCCCAGAGCACTTACCATATCGCGAACAGATCCTCGATTGATTAAAGTCTCTTCTGCGGTATCTTGAATGATTTTCTCGTAGCGAGCTCGCTGCCTTTGATCTGCCTCAATGTGAGATTGATCGAAGTCGGCTTTGATCTTGTTTCCTAATCCTCGAATGTCAGAATAGGAATGTGTTTTTAACGCTTCCAGAGAGTCTTTTTCTCTTGTATTTAAAGGAATGAACCTACCCGAATCTAAAAACTGTTTAAATGCAGGATAATCGAGCTTTTTTGCAGCTGGTTGACTGAGACTGTAGCTCAGCAATCCAAATTTGAAGGCATGTTCAACTTGAGAATTGTCTTTTAGTCGATCTACGTCAATTCCGTAAGATCGAAGCAGTGCTTTATCGTTAGGTTGCAGTACGTCAAATCCAACATGCTGGGCTGTAAATAAGATGTGATACTTATCTATAACCTTCATTAACTCTTCAATTTGACGTGGAGTGAAAATCATATACTGTCCTATAATAAACAGCAAAGTTCGGACATTTATTTAGATTGCCCGAACTTTCTGCTCAAAAGATGATATTGATTAGATGCGATCTAATCCTAAATGCGCCAATACTTTCGGAAATGCCTCTTGAACACTTGCCGTTGAATTTTGTTTAACGTGTTGAATTGCGTCTTTAATGCTTTTACCACTCTGAATCGCGCCAATTAAACTCTTAGTAGCTGCTACATAAGTGCCGCCCTGTAATTGACCATCGAAATGTCCAGCGCCATACATTCCTCCAGTAGAAGATGATCTACCACCACCACCAAGCTTAACAAAACCACTATCTGAATCCACTTGAATAGGTTTTCCGTTAATGGAAGCCTCTCCTTTTGGATTGATAGACATTTTCACATTACCTTGCTCTGTTGTAGTTGTTCCTACATAATCTCTTCGTAGATTATTGATTGCTCGCAATCCTTCTTCGTGCTGTCTTGGAGTAAGTTTTGCGTAACCTCGAGCTTTTTTCTTATCACTCTCAATCGACGCTTCAGCTTGATTCAAATACTGCGTTCTACCAGCAATGCTTAATTGATTCATTGTAGTTTTCACTGCATTATCAATTGGCGTTTTTGCAAGTGTTTGAATGCCAGGAACTTCGATCATGTCTGAGCGACTACCTCCAATGCCCCTTGCAGGAATTTTCGTACCTCCAGGAACTGTTGCTGTGTTTTTTGTCGCCGAAGTAGATGTTACTGCAGGCTTTGCTGGTGTCGTTGATGTAGCCGTTTCTGGAAAGTGTTTCTCAAGAGCCTCTTTTACTTTTTGATTTTGAATAGCAAGAGAAGATCTCTTGTAATTCTCTTTCACATCTGCAGTTAATTGCTCTTTTGATTTTGGACTATATCCAGTTTGCCCGTACTTAGGAGCTGCTGTAGTGCTACCTGTTTCTTTTGTTGGGAATCCATGTTTCGTTGCAAATTTCTTTGCCTCTTCTGGACTTGAGAATTGCATATCAACTTGATGCGATCCATCCGTCGCTCCAAGTTCATGTACAGCACTTTCACCTTTTCCTCTTTGGCTAACTTCGTAAGTTTTACCTTCACGAGGTTTCATTAAATCTCTACTTGCATTTGAAGTAGGTTGTGCCACTTCACTATATTTAGTGTACGTGTTCGGTCCCGACTTTACTTGCTTTTTAGTCAACTTACCTTGCTCAACAAGTTTATTCATTTTAGCCATCACTTTCGATTCATCGGCAGTGTTGCCAGAAAACGGATGATCTAAAAATTGACGATGATTGAAAGATTCACCTCCTTGCGATGCATTGTGTTCAGCAGCACCTGCTACGTGAGATTGTGCCATTGCACCAGTTCCTTTTCCGTGATACTTCCATCCGTTTGGAGTTTTGATGTATTCGCGACCACCAAAGGTTTTGATAGCTCCAATTACCTGAATTTCACGTGCTTTTTCAAGCTCATCTGCCTCACTGAATGAGTGAAAGATGTTGTCGATGCGATCTTGCTGTGCTTTTAGTATTTCATCTCTATGGTTCATATTTATGATTTTAGTCCGTGTTTTTTAAGTGCACTCACGATTGATCGCTGCTCTTCTGCTGGATATTCATCACTAAAAACGTCTTGAAATTCATTATGAATGTCATTAACATTCATTCCAGATTTCACAGCATGTCCTATGATTTCGTCAGCTTTATCGTTACCTCGAGCAAAATGATCTCCAACGTGTTCCGCTACAGAATACGCATCATGAATTCCATTCTCTTCCATATATTTTTTAGATTCGGCTTCAGAGTCGGTTTTAATTTCACTTAAATATTCATCTAACGCACGCATAGCTTGATTTACGTCTTTATTGTCACCACCACCAAATGCCGAATCTTCAGTCCATGGATATTGTTTAGCATCTTCATATGGCATACCAGCACTTGCAGCTGCTTCTGCAATTAGATTGTTTACTTTATCGTGAACCTGTTCACTTTCAGGATCGTCAAATCGCTGTTTAAGTGCTGATTTTAAATCGTTTTTAATGGCATTGAGGTCTTTTCGTGGCTCCGTCTTCGGTTTATTAGCTTTACCGTTGACGATCTCATCTACCCCCGCATCATTCTGTGCTTGAATCTTTTTACCTAAACCTTCTGCTATCTTACTTAACATTTCTTCAGCGGTTGCCGGATCTGTTAGGGCTGGAATTTTTTCAACAAAATTGATCTGTACAGCATCTTTAGCAGGCATTCCCATAGACATTACGAAAGACTGTACAGATTTATTTACTGCCTTTCTGGCAAAATTACCTAAAGGACCTTCTTGTGTCAGGTATGATGCATTTACTTTGACGGCATTTATAGATGAATCAAAATGCATCTGTTGTGCGTCGTTCATTTCGACTGTTGTATTAGATTTTCCCTCACTTGAAGGGCCCTTATCATCTTTAGGTTCTTTTGATTTGTCACTTGAATCTTCTTGACCTTTACTTTGCTTACCTTCAGTTACAGGAACCCATTTACCTTCATCGATTTTTTTATATCGCACTCCACCATGTTCACGAATCTCTCCAATGGTACCCTTCTTTCCCTTCTCAACGGAATCGTTAAAGTTGCTGGCAATTCCCAATCGTCGAGCCTCAATTGCTTTTGCAATGTAGTTATCGTTATCGACATCTAACGCAACATCTACATCTACTATTGTTCTGTTTTCTATAAACGAACCAACCATGTGATTCATTCTATCTTGCTGTGCTTTTAGTATTTCATCTCTATTTTTCATAAGATCTTTTTTTTGTAAATATATAAAGTATATCTTTTAACTGCAACCTTTATTTTATTTTTGCGTAGAATTATCTTTCGCCTCCTGACTTTTCTTATGAGCAGCCAAATGAACACTTAAAACGCCAACAGCATCGCCAGTCTGTTTCAATTTGCGTGCAGTATCTCCAGATGCAGCAGTCTTACCTGCCAATCTTTCACCCTGCTTTTTCAACTTATCATGAACCTCAGATAGTGCCATTTGAGCTATCTTGTGTGTAGTTGATACGTGTGCACCGTGCTTCGCTAAAGCCTCATCTACGTGAGCAATACCGGTCTTAGTGTGTGCATAAATTGCAGTTCCATTAGCTGTATGTCCAATCACTTGGCCGCCCTTTGAGCCTTCACCGCCTTTTGACAGTTCATTTGCGTTTGTAAACGATCCAACGATATGTGTTCGTCGGTCCATTTGTGCTTTTAAAATATAATCTCGTGCGTCCATGTTACTTTTTTATTATGATTTGTTTTGCCTCTTGCTCTAATGCCCAAATGCATGTTACAAACAATAAAGCTAATCCGAAAAGAAACAAGAAAGCCATCGATAAAAATTTAAGTCTTGAATCCTTCCCTTTCATTTGTCTTAGTTTTAAGTTTGTAGCTGTACTAACATTTGTTTAGACAAATCCACCATCATCATCTGAATGTGCTTGTCGTACGATTTTTTAAATTCATCTTCGTAGGTATAGATAATCGGAAAGCGAGGTGCGTCTTTGTATCGCTTATCTTGCTTCAAACTACGAGGTTGCGTTATTTTACTCATGGTTTCATGATCCAATATGTAGTTACAATTCCCAAAAGACCTACTCCAATGGTCAGTAAAGTTCGCGATTTTTTCAATACAACTATTCGCTTTTGTTGGTTTTTTACCGTATTGGAAAGCAATTCGATTTGCTTACTTTTCTCTTGCTCGATTATTAGTGACTTTAACATAACAGAGTCATTTGCAGACTGTATGGTTTTATCGTTTTCAATAATCTTTGATTGAAGATTGATTTGATCAGATAAGACCGTATTTAAAGCCTTTTCATAGTCAAGTTGAATGAATGTGAGATTTAATTTAGTAACGTCTGCAGGTTTCAGTAAAATAAGAGTATCTCCACTAATTACTGTCAATTTCGGATAATCGTTTTGTGAAATACTGGAAGCTGCTATCAGCAGAAAGAGACTTAATGTGAAGAGTTTTTTCATTTGCTTGCTGTTTAATGTAAATGACTTTATCTGAATTTGCGCGAAGATGTATCTGTAGATTCAGATTTACCAACTGCAAACTATCTATGCGAGTATTCAGTGCAGCTCGCTCTGCCGTAGTAAGATCTATGATACTTTGAGATTCAATGTATTGCTTGTTCGTATCTGGAACCATATAAATGCTCAAAAGCCATAAACACAGTACAGCGTTTATGGCCAATGAAATGTTGCGAAGAGTGTTATTGTGCATCTTCTGGAGACTCGACATCTTCTTTCTTAAAGAAGTTTGATAAAAACTTACCAACCACGCCAATAGCTAAAGCTGCAATTGCAACTGGCTTATTGTCCATAACGATCGCAGTACCAGAAATACTTGCAGACGTTGCCAATAGACTATCTCCCAACTTTCTCCACTTTGCAGGAGTTGGTGAAGAGTAGTGTTCACTTACTTTTTTCATTTTCATAATCTTACTTGTTATCGTTTTTGAGATTACTATTTTGCTCTGTTATTTTGAATTTCAACATTGCAGATTTTCCGTTTGTGATGAAGACTTTTACCATCTCCGAAATATTGTATCCAAGAATGTCGTTAAAGTTTTCAAGAACACTTTTACCTTCAATTGCAATTAATATTGTCGATGCTCCTTTAATGAATGGAATAGATGGAAGAATTAATTCAGCCCAAGATGAAATGATAAATGCAAGAGGATAAATGATCACCTTATAGACTGATCGTTTCATCTTCTCAGAACTGATCACCTCTCCACGTCTCTTAGATGCCCAGATTCCTGTTACGGCATCAAAGAAGATCATAAATCCAGTGAATAATAGCATTGAAGCTATTGGTATCATGATACCAGAAATCAAGCCTACGAGCAAGACACTGACTTGCTCAAGATGGCTGGCGAAATAGAGTTTTATAGAATCTTTCATGGCTTATAAATTTCGTTTGCAATAAACTCGTTTAAACTATCTACAAGAGGATTTGATGAATTTGACTTATCTAAATTTGCAGGTGCATCGAGGTCATAATTATCTCCACCATATTGACTATCAACAGCAGCATTACTATCAGGATTACCTTGCATACTCATGGCTTGCATTTGAAGATATGCTGAACTTAAAATTGCATCACCCTCATCAAGGTCTTCTGGTAGGTTGTGTTTTCTACGAAGTTCTTTATATCCCATGAAAGATCCACCTTTTTTGATATCCATTTCAATCTCATCTTTTTCAGTATCTGAATCGATACCCATAAACAAGAATTCGTAATCTGGATCAATCGGGTTGATTATGAATTTGTTGATTTTTCTTTGAATGAATTTCAATAATGGGCGAAGTCCTTTATCTCTTGAGAATTGTAATTTTGCTTCATTGCTTGAATTGTCGATCATCGAGGATCCACCACTTCCAGTTACTTCGAAACCGCACTCATCTGGAGCAATCTTATAAACAGCACAAGCGATTTGAATAAGATATTCTTGCCATTTCTGGAACTCCATATCGCGATTGGTTTTCTGCATATCAATCCACTCCATTTTGTCAGATTCAATCACTGGAGTTTTGTGTGCATTACCAACACCTTGCATCATCGACCCCCATTGCTGTCTAAACTCATTCAAACGAGCGGTATTGACGTTACCTGAGACCTTTAATATTCCTTTTGGAGCAGATCCTTGAGAGAAGAATTTTCCGTTATAATTATCGCCATATAACATCCATGTGATAATCTGAACAATGTCTTCTAATTCACTACGTCCATATCCATTTGAATTTAGATCAGTTGAATGATTTCGAATACCTAAACAAAGTTCCCAAGGATAGAATTCAGTTAAAACACTTTCATCGTGAACTTGTACGTAACTTGGATAATATCCGTTTACCATTTCACGAGCAGTACCTTTATAATGTTCGTCGTCAAAAGAGTCTGCCAATCGGTAAGTTGCACCATCTGTAGCAAGAAACTCAACCGGCTGACCTTTTCTGTTACGCACAACTTCGAAAGCCATTTGATCAAGTTCCAATGAATCTTTTGTAATCTTACGTAAGAATGTATCGAAAGAATCTCCATGCCATGCGTTTGAAATAGTACCACAATTTAAGATGAATTCAGTTAGCCACTGAACACGTTTCTTATCTTCACTTGTAGCATCTTCCTTATCGTTCGTTCCATAAGCATTTTTCTTACGAACAACGAAACCAATACCATACTTATCTGACTGAGGCTCAGAGAACGCAGCAACTTGCTCTATTCTCGTACCAATGATTGCACGAACGACAGGAACCTTAGCCATTTGACGAAGGGTATTGTATGAAAGTGCGTATGGTTTGTATTTATAGTCAGTGCTTTGTGAAAAGAGATTTGGATCGAAAATCATCGACTTTGATCCAGACTCTTCGCGAGGCTCTAAATCCTTCCATCGAAGATTGGCTTTCATGATTGCATCAGGATCTGTCGAATGCATAGCCTTTTGAATCGCCAAGACTTCCTCGATAGCAATGCGCTCTTTTCGAGCTTTTATTTCGTCAATTTGTTCAGCTAATTTTGACATTTATAGTGTGTTGTATTTATTGAGGAAGTTCACCTTTATAATAGAAAGGAACGATAATTCCGTCCGATTCATATTGACCTTTTTGAAGAGATGCAACCTCATCTAACGCTTTTTGAAGAGAATCTAACTCTTCTGGAGTAGCATCTTCGCCTTTCTCAAGAATACCTTCACAGTGCTCTTTTAAGTCCAATAAAGACTCTTCAGTATATGTTACAACTGGAGCTACTGAATCAGTAGCAATAGCTTTCTCGATCGTTGCACTTGGAGTAGCAGTTTCTGCAGCTTCAAATAAAGAAAGATTAAGACGTGATTGACGTAAAGATGTGAATTCCATGTATCGTAAAGTTTAAATGTGACGCTAAACATACTGAATTTTGATCACTTCAATAGTTCAACAGTCCAATAGAATGCCCAACTGTTATTTTCGAGAATACTTCGAAAGTGTCACATTCTTCCAATTACCTCCACGCTGTTTTGGATGGATCAAGAAGTCGATTTTATTCTTCCAGCGCTTATTCATTTTATCTTGAATAACCCAAGGACCATCGTATAGCCAAGTACCTCTAACTTCAACAGTATCGCCCATCTTGAATCCTTGTTTTAAGATGTCTCGAGAGATAGCTATCCATCGATGTTCATCTGGATGTGCGACATTGATCTCAGCTCCAGTAGCCGTTGCATTGAAGGATTTATCACACTGAGCAGCGCTTGGCCAATAGCAAGTTGCAGATACAGCAATTGCGTGAGGGATTTGTACTGTCTTGATTGTCGACTTTACAACCTCTTTGCGAGGAATAGTTGGAACTTCTTCAGTTCTGCTTGCGATTGAAATAAGAGCAGCTCCAAGAAGTGCTGCTACAAATACGTACGATCTTTTCATTGATTTTTATTTATGTGATTGTTTGGCCTTTTTGCCGTAATTGCTTTTCTGTAAACTGAAAGCATTTGGCGTTACTTGGTCGATTGCTCGTTTTCGTGGAGGTGTATTGTTCCAGAATTTAATTACCCACGTATTCGTTATGTGGACATACAGTGGAGTAATTTGATCTCGAGAAATTCCTATACAGAAAGAGACACATAGTAATCTCTTTTTTGCGTATTTCGTTGCGAAGTCGAACGAGAGTGGTTTGTGTATTCTCGACGTATTAATTCGCATCTCCAACTGCAATTGGTGTAACTCCTGTCGTTACGGTTGGCGTAGCAGTACATCCAGATAACGAGTAAATGATTAACGCAAGAATGATTCCAGAAACGATCATAACGACCATCGCCAACCAAACCTTTAACATGAACTTAATAATTCTACCTATCATAATATTTAATTTTTTGTAAATGTAGCCTAATTATTTCGATATACAACGTATATCAAATATATTTTCGCTTCACGCGACTTGTCTTATTGCGTAAACGTCTGGGAGTAGCGTGTTTACGAGCAGTTTGCATCTTCTTTTTCATCACTTTATCTTGTCTCAACATCTCTCTGCGTCTGTTTTGGAGATCTTGATTATGAATACTTCCAGAAGATACACAGCTCATAATCGCGAACAATATCGCGATCAAACCACCCCAAAACAAAACACGTAAAGCCCTATGTAGGGCTTCAGTGTCTCTTTGTTCGTACTCATCAAATTCCTCGTACATCTATTTGCGAATTACTCGTGGATCTTGTTTATTTTCTCCGTGAAATAGTTTACGATATTGAGTGAATCCTTTGAAGTTTCCTCCCATCACAAATGGTGTGATCGGCACTTGTGCACAGTGTTCGAAAGGACTCCAGTGACCGCTTGAAGAAAGCATGTCGTGCAACTTTAAATCAGCCTCATAATCGTCTTTTCCTTCGAAGTTGTTGTAGGAGATTCTTGCACAGCGTGCTGTAGCGATTTTAACGATAGCTCTAATGTAGTCTTCGTGCGTTCGATGAGATAGGAGTTGATTGTCGAATATCTCGACAATTCGCTTAGTGTCAATCTTATCTCCAAACGGAATGTGCCACTGACCTTCCTTCAATGGTTTCGGTATTGATTCGTTATACGCAACCAACATCTTTTCAGCAAGATCTGCAATGTGAATCTCAGCTTGTGGGTGAGCACGTAATGCGAAGAAATTCTCCCAATCAGTTCCAGTACAAATCACAGTGTGATATAGGAATGGTTCAAGAAGACGATTACACAATTGCTTCGTTAATCCGCAAAAGTTCAAGTTACTTGCTGCACGAACAGCTTCATCTCTTGCTTGTAGCCAATAATCCTCAATCTCTCCAGGATTGCCTAAATACTCATCTCCTTGCATTCCAGAATGATCTCTTTGCCATGCGATTGGAATGAATGGTTCGTTTTTCACCTTCTCAAGCATTTTCTTGAACGGGATAGCTCTACTACTCGCACTGTTCTTACTAATCGCTCTGTGTGTATTAAACTCCGCTAAAACGATGCGAGGGAATACTAATACGAAGGTTGTGATTCTATCGCCTTGTGGATTCTTTGAATCGGCAATAATCTTTGCGCTAATTAAATTACTCATATTTGGATTGTTTACGATTTCTTACTTTAACATAAAGATACTTCAAGGCGGGGAATGCTCCAAAGCCACTTAAAATGATCGTGAATATATTTGGGTGCCAATGCTCTCCGCAAAACCCAAGTGCATGTTTAACGACCTCTAACACCTGCTTTTGCTTTTAATGTAAGAGTACTTGCTTTGCGCTTATTGGCTTGATAGGCAGCTTGCTGTTGCTCGATAAACTGTTCAGCTTGCTTCTTTGTATTGAAAGATGCGATCCAGTGCTTGTATGTGTGAACATATCTCCAGCGAAAGAAAAAGCCTTTCTTGAATTGGACGTGGTAGAGATCTTTTCCCCAACTAATCTCTTTAACAATTTTATATTTCATTACATATACATTTTAAGAATATCCATTGCATCTTCTGGAGTATCAAATCGTCCAGTGATCTTTTTACCAGTACTAACAACCACTTGAATGCGGAATAAGAAACGATCAGTATCAAAAGAAACTCCCTTCATGTCTTTTACGATCTCTTTACATTTGATTGCATACTGAACTGGATTGCGCGTACGTAGATGTTTGATCTTTTGATAGTCGCTTCGACAATCGTCAAATCGCTTATACTTGATTGCAGCTCCTAATTTGTTGCGATATGAATTCGCCAAATCGCTATACTTTTTGTCTGCCGTTGTAAGAAATGCTTTCTCGTTTACAATCGCATCTGCTTCGAGCATTTCAATTGTTCTGTCAATACTTTCTGTGATTAATAAAAATGCCATGATTATACGTGTTTACTGTTACTATCTAAATTTAATCCGTGAAGATCTGTTGGAATACGATGTGCGGTTAAAATCTTTTGCATTGCAATCTCTTGATCGGCAATGTTAGTCGACTCTTCCGTTAAAGGAATCCAGTCGATCGTACCCTCACTGTCTGTTGTTGTAATTATTGCAGTGGGTACGTGTTGATCTTTCTTGATGAAATCTGCAATCGTTTCGATCTGCTCTATACTCAATTGAGCAGGTTGAAGAATTGCAATCGGCGTAGAGCATCTCTCGATCACCTCTTTCGATTTCAATTGAGCAAACTCCTCCATCAATTGAAGTAGATCATATCTACGTCCAGTCGCTAAAACTATCTCGAATGCAGTTCCATTTGGGTGTAGCATTTCTCGATCAATCAAGAATTTCTGTGCTGTCGTGAATTCCATAACTAAAACTTTAATAGGTTTGCTGCGACTTCTCCAGTTCCTTGGCCATCTACCAAGATCTCATGAAAAGGATCTGCTTTACTTAACACGATATCTACCAGCAACAAATCAAGTGTTGCAAATTTCTTCTCATAGAAGATGCTTTTTAGACTAAACATAATGATTTGATTTTTACGATTTAACAATATTTTTGTAAATATACAGAGTATATCTTTATTTTGCAACAGATGAAGATAAACCTTTTGCCATATTCTCAATCTCGATTGCAGATTGAAGAGAATCGTAGCTGTTCTTATCTCCACGTAATTCCTCGATTGAAGGGTGTAAAGTCGACACAATACCATCTATATTAGCAGGAGTTAATCCACAACATCTAATCTCGACAATCGTACCAAGAAGAGATTCTTGATTCTCAGTAACGTGCTGCATTAACTTCTCGTTCATCCCTGCCGGATTTGTCTTTAATTTACCGCAAGAAGATTCAAGATTCAATGTCGTAATGACGTGCTCATTTTTAGATCCTTTAGATCCATATTCAAAGCCAACAATCTTCAGATCAAGATTAATTTCAAGCTTCATTTTCACTTGCCAAGCCGGCTTACCATCCTTCCACACTCCATCGTGAGCTTTCAAGATAGTACCTTCATCTCCTCTTTTGACGATTTCCTGGAAGTGCGTCATTGCTTCATCGTAAGTAGAAACCTCCTTAGATTCGATGATCGCCAACTGTTTTGCGTTCGAAGTCTTCAATACATTCTCTAACGAAGATAGACGTTTATAGTATGGCGTAAGAGATTGCTGATGGTCGTAATCTTTAAGCGTCAATGCATCCCATATCGTGAATTTGATACGATCTTCCATCTCGTCCAATGAACCATGTTTCTCTTCAAATGCAGCAAGTTTCTTTGCGTCACGATCGCTTTTCTCTACGTCGATAATTGAAGTGATAATTCCATTTGCAGTGTAGCGATCAAATCCTTCAATCGTCAATTCTCCATTCAATACACAATCTGGGAAAGTGGTTAGATCACGTAACATTTGCGCATTGCCAATATGTGTCGATTCACCCTGACGAGATTCCAATCGAACTTGCCCAGCACAAACCACTGCATTACAGTAACGTCCATCCATCTTTACTTGAGAGAATGCTTTGCCGCTTAGATTAAGTACCTGCTTCGCTTTCTTTTCAGAGAACGACTGAGCGCCCATATATGGCGTCTCTTCGATTAGTTTCGGGAATACTTTATTGATAGAAGTTGTTGCCATTCCAAGCTTCAAATCCTTCTCCAATACTCGTGTAAATACGAAAGCATCGTCTGGAGAAAGCTTCTTTAAGAGACTGTGAATGAATGCGATAGCGTCATGTCCGGTGAATTTTCTCGTAGCAAGATGTAATCGAATATCCTGTAAAGCAACCATTAACGGCCAGTATGGTTCTACTCCATAGAATTCATGCTGTGATGGAATTTGTCTAATGTAATACTTCACACGAGGCGAATATGTACAATAAAGAACGTATTTAAGCACCTCACTGTCTTTGTGACGAGAAAGTATCTCGATCTTCTTGTTTGAACCGCTCTCATTAGCGATTTCGTCTAAAATTGATTTGATTGTATTCATGTCGATTATTTATTAAACGTGTAATTGTGATTGAATGTCGAATCCTACCTTTAAATTGCCTACATTCATTGAAGGAGTTGTTGTGAATGTGATCAATTTCAATCCATTATCACTTCCATCATTCCAGTAGAAGGATTCTACTTGAGATTTGCCATAAGAAATCACATCTCTCGTAACGCGAGGAAATCTCTTTGCAAATTCGCGATCAATATCAAGGTGATCCAGATCAGTTACTCGAAGAATCACCTGACGAACTTGCTCCTCGATTGTTGTACGTACTCTTGTAGATATCTCATCTACCAATTCTCCTATTGTGGAGTGTTGCATATCTTCACATACCTGGAAAGCAACTCTTTCACTGGATAACATGAAGTGAGATTCTTCTTCTGTAAGAATATCTAACGCGATCATCTCTCTCAAGTCACACTTCTTAACTGTAGATAATCCACCTAACTCGATCAAAGGAACCATTCTTGCGTGGAATGGATCGATTGTTCCGTTAATGTCCAGTGAAGCGCACATCTGGTTTAAAACTCTCTCTTTTAATTCTGCATACTTACGATCTATTTTCATAACATTTAGTTTAATCTGTGGTTTGTTCCACTGGCATAAAGATATACTGAGTATATCTATTTAGCAACTTTTAAACAAAGAAAAAGCGCAACAAATTGATATTATCTCCTCATTGCGCTTAATTTGCAGCTTTTGAAAAATACCCCCAGATCTGCTTTCTGTGCTAACCTACCATTAGATCCTAAGTGGCAACTACTTACGTTCCATGAACAGCGTCATAGACTGGTACGTTTTAGTTGAATTGGATGTCTTCGTTTTTCATGTCCGTGCACAGACAGAGGACTTATTGCGCTTGTGGACGTGGTGTTGTATCGACAATCACACATTCCGTAGTAAGTAACATTGAAGCGATCGAAACAGCATTCTGTAAAGCTGTACGAGTAACTTTCTTTGGATCGATTACTCCAGCCAATAAAAGATCTTCGAACTGCTCCGTGTATGCATTGTATCCAAATCCTTTTGTACCATTCTTCACTGCTTCGAGAATAGCTTCTACATCACACCCTCCATTTAGAGCGATCTGACGCAATGGAGCTTCAAGAGCGGTTCGTACTGCGAATATTCCAGAAGTTTCATCTTCATTTGAACCTTTCAAATCATCTAAAGAGCTAATGCAGCGAATTAACGCAACACCCCCTCCAGGGACAATTCCTTCTTCAACTGCAGCTTTCGTAGCAGCTAATGCATCATCAACACGATCTTTGATTTCTTTCATTTCGATTTCGGTAGTACCTCCAACAGAAAGTACGGCAACACCTCCATCTAACTTCGCCAAACGAGCTTGAAGAAGTTCTCTTTCATATCCATCTGCAGATTCGATTTGTGCAAGTAATTGAACGATACGATCTCCTACCTCTTGTGAATCTCCAGCACCATCTATAAGTGTAGTTGTGTCTTTAGTAATCTCAACAACTGAAGCAAATCCAAGCATATCCATTGTCACTTCTTGAAGTTTAATTCCACTCTCACTTGAGATAAGTGTTGCTCCAGTCAGTACTGCAATGTCTTCCAGAATCGCTCTACGGTGATCTCCGAACGAAGGAGCTTTCACTGCAGCAACTTTTAACGATCCACGCAATACGTTTGTGATAAGTGTAGAAAGAGCTTCTCCCTCTAAATCTTCACAAATGATTAGTAGCGACTTTTGGGCAGTTACGACTGGTTCTAAGATTGGAATAAGATTCATCGTTTCATTAATCTTCCCATCGTAGATCAAGATTAGAGGAGCTTCCATCTCAACAAGAGATTTCTCTTTATTGGTAATGAAGTGTGTTGAAATGAATCCTCGATCGAATTGCATACCCTCTACAACCTTCATCGTAGTATCAAGTCCTTTTGATTCTTCTACTGTGATAGTTCCATTTACACCGACAGTTTGCATTGCAGATGAAATCAACTTTCCTATCGCCACATCGCCATTTGCAGATATTGTAGCAATCTGTTCAGTACGATCACGTACATCTTCAGCTAACAAATCTAAACATTCAACAACACGATTCGCTGCTTTATCCATTCCTCGCTTTAAGTCGATTGGATTAGCTTTGGCGTTTTGAAGATAGTTCATACCCTGATTGATAATAGATTGTGCAAGTACTGTAGCAGTAGTTGTTCCATCTCCAGCAATGTCTGCTGTTTTAGCTGCAACGTCCTTAACGATTTGTGCACCTAAATTTGCCACCGGACAATCAAGTTCGATCGCTTTTGCGACAGTAACTCCGTCTTTCGTAATGTGTGGATTTTGCATTGTTCCGCCAATAACGACATTACGTCCTTTTGGACCAAGCGTTACTTTTACGGCATTTGCTAAAGTATCTACTCCAGCCTTTAATTTCTCTCTCGATTCGTCATCGAAATAAATCAGTTTTCCCATTCTGTGTTAGTTTACAATTATTAAAGAATGCCATAAACATCCTCCTCCTTGATAAGGATGTAAGAAATTCCTTCCAACTTAATCTCTACTCCTCCGTGTTGAGGATAAAGAACTTGATCGCCGACAGATGTCTGCATTCTTTCATTTCCAGGACCAACTGCAACTACTTCGCCTTGAGAAGGTTTCTCTTTCGCATTCTCGGGAATAAAAATACCACTTGCAGTTTTCGATTCGACTGGAAGTGGTTTGATTAGGATACGCGTTCCTAACGGTTTAAATGATACTGTGTTCATATTTACAATTTATTTGTAGCTAAGGCGAGACTCGAACTCGCACGCATAAAGCACCAGATCCTAAATCTGGAATGTCTACCAATTCCAACACTCAGCCGTTTGTACGTCTTTCCGTACTGTCACTTTCATACGAACATCGTCGACGTAAACTTCAAAAAGCACTTTTTAACTTTTCTAAAACCACTACAGTATCTTCATGGAACGTTTTCCATTATAGTCGATCTTCGAAAGCGCAAAGCAGTTCGTTCCAAACTTGCAGAAGTTGATGTGCGTTTAATTACTAAGATTAAATCTATTACACGCGAGACGATAAGATACCAATCCCTCTCATTAACATGCGAAGTTGTGATGTGAGCGAGACTCGAACTCGCGACCTTAGGACACACTATCCATAATTCTAACCAACTGAATTACCACATCGCCTATTGACGTTTTATCCGTCTCAACCAATTACAATGAATAAAATCTACCACTACCGATTTTATTCATTGTGTTGGGTTTGTTTAGTGTCTTTCCACTTTGTCTGCAACTTATGCATTGGCCGATGCATCATCACTGGGTTGCCAGCTTTGTTGACGCGGAGAGTGACGACCTCACAGCGATTAGATCTCAAGTTACCTCACAAAAGCTGAACACCCTAAAGTTACTTCCCTCTATACCTCTAATCTACTTAACACTGGAAACTTGTTGTACTTAATAGCTTGCACTAACGATCTGTTCAGATAAGACTTTCATCTTATAACCGTTTACAACATTACCACGTTACACGCCCAGATATCGGTCTTTCCCGATCGTCAAGTTTGCGCAATCTTTCTTACCTAAGGCAGCTATTCAATCTCGCCCTACTTAATCCTTACTTGTCTAACGGCCTTGGCAGATCGTTCGTTGTGGAAGGAAGCTGTCGTGGAGGATATGAGATTCGAACTCATGATCTCCTGCGTGCAAGGCAGGCGCTTTAGCCAACTAAGCCAATCCCCCAAATACTTCCAAATGAATCTCAATCGACAGGCGGGTTGACCTCATTGTAATAGATTACTATTGGAAGTAAGTTTTTATGTTTGTAAATATGTCAATGAACTCGTTTGTGAGTGTAAATATACTACTCATATCTATGATAGCAACCTTTGTATATCTATTCTTTGGGCGGAAATGCTTTTAGATCTGCTCTATTGGCAGTTAATGTGTTCTTAATATTTTCCCATGCGCGATGTAATTCTGGAGGAAGGCTTTGCGTACACATAGCATCTAACTGCTCAAGCACCTTCTTTGGATCTTGCACTACATCGATATGGCCTTGTTTTGTTTCATTCGTACAGTGAGCACTTTTAGTCTCTTCATCCCAAGTAATATTTCGATTGTAACGCAAAGAAGCTCCTTCAGCACCTTCTCCGTAATTGATTAGCCATGAATTTCTTCCGTCGTGATGTGCTGGTAGTTGAGCGATTAATCCTTCTGCCCATTGTTGGCGATTATGGCGAGATTGAATCTCAGCCGCATTTAAGTTGATTTGTGTTTTCATGTTATCTTATGTTTATTTGAAAGCGATCTTCAATTTCGTCAGCAATGCCCTTCATCTCGAGCTTCACCGTATTCCATTTCCCTTCCGTTTCGATGTAGGCATTCATTCTGGTAATCTCAACAATAGCTGAAGCAAATACCACCTTCTCTTGATTTGCGTCGATTGAAGACGTTATCACATCAGCTCGACTATGATTAGCTTGCAACTCAGAAGGAACGAGCTCATACAGCTTGTCTGCGAGTTCTTTCATCTTCAACACATCTAAGTGCTGAACGGCCATTGAAAGCCAGTAGTTTGGATCTTGCTCTTTCATCGTTTCTCGCGTTTTTCTAATTCGATTAATTTCTCGTGAATTCCTTTAAAGATCTCATAAAGCTGAAATGCAGAATCTTTCGTAACGTACAACTCACATTCTGAAACCTCAATCTCTTTAAGAGGATGTCCTGCGTTCGAAAGTCTATATTTTGGTTCACTCAATATAAGATTACATTCAGCGAAAACATGCTCTTCATTTGTATCACGTTCCTCGGACTTTAAACTTTTTCCGTAGTTTAATGCAACACTCATTAACTGCTTCATACTGCAAGATTTAGCGTAACAATTACTGGAAACATTGCACCTCCCACGTTGTGCGCTTGATTGAGAAGATTAGTGAATCTCAAAGGAATTCCCATGTACGTTCTCACTTCAAAGCCAACCAGCTCCTTATTCTCTTTCGATAGTGGAGCGTACGTTTTGCGTAAATGAGCGTTCCAATCCTCTTCAAATGAAGCATCTACTAAGATCTTCTCCGGTATTCTGTTCATTGCATGAATGCAGATTATTTGCTGCTGAATCATGTCTTCAATCTTTTCAATCATGTCTTTCTATGTTAGAAATTAATACTATCGACCAAACAAAGGCCGAGGAAAGTGCAGCTACAAACAATGCTCCTTGCACACTTAAATTCTCATTCAAGAACGCTGCTACTGTAAATGATCCAGTTAGAAGTGTTGCGAACAACACACCTGGATGGTCTTTAAGCCTTTTTAGATAATTCTTCATCTTTTTTGATTTTATCTTGTCTATCGATTTCGTCTTGAATTAACGCTCTCCAGATACAGAATTGTATCATGAGATACGTTGCCAACACCCAAGCTCTACCCTCGTAAGTACCAAGAACTTTACTTGGATAGAATGGATCTAATGAAACGAACAATCCGCATAGATATACTGAAATTGTTAGCGTTAGAGAGATCTTGATGTGTTTCTTTTTATCGAACTTTTCCATTCCACTTAATTATAGTTGAACGACCTTCCACGTCGAAGATACATTCATATCCAAAATGATGCTCTAAAACCTCTTGCTGTTCTAACGTCAGTGCAGGTCTTTGTGTGTAATTCATAAATCCCCCTCTTGCTCGCTCGTTGATTTCATCGAACAAATTCAGCTTCTTCATCTCTTCGACGTTATGCGCAATAGCAACTGACAATACAGCATTTGCAAAGTATACATTCTCTTTAACTTCCATATCCCGGTCTTGGTTTTCGTTTAACAATACTAAACGTCTCTACCTGTGCAGCAGATAGCATCTGTCTCATGTGCTTTAGTGCAGGTCCTGCGGCTCTCCAAGAGCGACGTAGCTTATCGTACTTTGCATCGTTCGGTTGTTTAAAACCTACCTCAAATACACTTATCGAATTGTTGAACAATGCTACATGGATCTTGTCCGTGCAATGTTCCAGTACTGGCTTTTCGTTTGGATGATTCATTAGATTTCGTCTATGTTGATGTGAGCATCTTCTAACGCATTTCGAACGATATGTTCGAGATCACTCCCTACAGTGCAATCCAGAGAGTCTTGAGCGTCTCTTGGAGTTTGGAATGTATAGAATTTGTTGGCGATTGGCGTATTGTCTGCAAGGCAAACAATTATCGAATGTACCCAATCCTCACCGACTTGCTCTACCGACTGTTTGACGGTGAACTTACCCAACACATCTTTGTGTGTTGAGCTGTAGTTTTCTTGCTTTTCCATTTTTCTACGATTTTGAATAATTAGTAATTGATCTGTATGTATCACATCCGTTTGGATTCACCGCCCAGTAACCCCACTTTAAGTTTTCTAATCTGCGATTCAATCGAATGATTTTACTGCTGATCTGACGTTTGATTGAAGATGGAGTAGTTTCATCTAACAAAGACTTTACGTACTCTTGTCTTTTCTTCATTCCCGTTAGAAACGATTTAGCATCTTTTCTGTAAGGGTGTTGTGCTGGATAGTTTACTGATGTGCTCATAATTACGATCTTTAAATGTTTCACAAAGATATACCAAGTATATCTATTTTGCAACAGTTTCGTAATATTATTCTTCCTCCTCTTCGTCTATTCCCAGTACTTTGTACTTGTCAACGTCCGCAATTAGTGAT